TAAGGCCACATAATTAATACCTTTCATGATATTCATTAATGGTGTGGTCATTCATTCTTTGAAGAACTTGATCGTATTCCTTCTGATTATGATGACCTAAATGAATTAGTTGCTGAGCAACTATTCTATTAGCTGACATTTGCCTTGCAAATTGCCATCTTTTTAATACTTTACTAAAGTAGTTTGCGACATTCTCGCAAATTTTGCATGTATATGCAGTTATTGACATAGTAGTCATATCATTCTCCTTAAATTGATTATTTATTTAAAGAGACACCAACACTATTTAATGTTAATTGACTTCGGAAGTTTTTCCTTTGGGACAATAACTTCTAAATTGACAGTCAATATACCATCGTTTAGGTCAGCTCCAACGACCTCTGTGTATTCGGAAAGTCTATATGATTTTGAGAACTTTCGGGTACTCAAACCACGATGTACATAATCCTCCTCAGGTCTACGCTGTTTACGCTCCCCTTTGATTTTCAGTACGTGTTCTTTCAATTCAACATTCAAGTCAGCTTTTTTGAATCCTGCAACAGCAAGTTCAATTGTATAGCTTTTCTCTCCTGTTTTGATTACATTATGTGGTGGGTATCCGTCGTGTGCGTGTAAACGAATGTTATTTAGTTCGTCAAATATATGATCAAATCCAAGAAACGCACTTCTTGGAAAAGCGAATGTACTAGTTAAAGTCATTATTTTCTCCTATTATTAAGCAAGTTAAAATTATGTAGACCTCTTTTAAGCATCTACATATACAGTATATAAAAGTTTTAAGAATTAAGCAAGTATAAAATGAAAGGTTTTAATCATACCTATAAAATATGTGATCGTCTATTGTAGTAGTATGTCTAAACTTCGTTGCCCATTTAGGTGATACATAGTAAGCGTGATAATGAGTCGCTCCAAAAGTGTTATCAACGTACCTATCAGTAAAGATACCTCTAGCTATGTAAAGTGATACTTCCCACACCTCTCTATCATAAGAAGGTATTTTATCAGATAGACCATCGCAATACCAACTAAACTGACATTTGTTTCTCACAGGGATATCTTTATTATGATGTTCTTTCCACCATTTACTCATCTTTGCTTCATAAACAACTTCGCAATAAGTATTAGGAAAGGTATCTCTTTTAACTCTATTTTTAGTCACCATACCAACAGCTATCATACCAGAAACAGTTTGATTTCTAGCTTCCCAATAAATATTAGTCGCTAAACAAGTAATCTCCTCGTGGAAATTGCTTGCGTGTGATATCGGACTCGCGACAATCATCGCCAAACTGAATTTCAATAATAGAAAGCTCTTTGTCAGTTTCGTTAGACAAGCAGTGCCACTGATACCTTGATATCCTTTGGGTTTGTTTTTCAACTTTAGTAACTTTAAAAACATTTTTAGCTCCCTCTTTATCGTCACTATAATATATTGTAGCAGTTCCTTTTCGGACAAACCAAACTTCACTTCTAAATTCGTGTCGTTGCCATGAGAGTTTTGCTTTCGGATTTACAACTAACTCTTTTATTTTGCAGGACTTATCATATTCTGCTAAGACGCTCCACCAACCCCATGTCCTATGTGCTTTTTTCATAATAATCAAATATTCTGTTAAACTCTCTATCATAATGCCCGTTTAACACATCATGTATATAATCAAGAGAATTAATGGGATGGACACCAGCATTTAAATATATTCCCTCGTTTTTGTGTGTGTTACCTGGAAGCACAATAAATTTACAACCAGCTTTAAGTGCTGCATAGGCCTCATGATGTCGACCTGTAACTAGCAACTCTGCGTGTCTTAATTTATTTACAATACTATTCCAATCTTGTTTAAAAATATCAATCCTTGGACAGTCTAAATTAAAGGACTCAACTTTACTATCAAAACGATTACCTTGATACATTTTTACAGGCGAGAAATCTTCAAAAGGAACATACGGTATGAAACTTCTATCTGGAAACACTTCACTAATTATTCCATGTCTACTTTTAAGTTCTTGTTGAGAGATAACGTCTCTAACTTCTATAAGACTACATTTAGCAAGAGTATCATCATAATCATTTGTCATATCTTGCCAAACTGTATTGACCAACATAATATCGCACCCCACGTTTAATGCATCTTTTAGTGCTTGTAAAAACTTTAAAGCATTACTTTGATTATGATGCATAGTGCCTTCACCATTAAGAATTACAGTAGAATACTCTGAAAAATTTATATCAACAGGTCTATTAGTGGCAATGCTATCATCAAAAGAGTAAGTTTCCATAACTTTTACGCAACCATGATGGTACTCTGAAGTGTTATTTAGAAGTAATGTTTTACCCATTAGTAAAAATGTTACCAATTATTTGAGCATTGTCATCAAAAACTAACCCTAGTTTTTTATCTGCTTTTTCCCATGCTTTTACTATTCTCACGTGTTTGCAAGAACGAGTCCGAGCAGGACAACCACATCCCCGCTGATTGAAGGTATATACATCGATAGGCTCCCTTGAATCATCAAATTTTGCAACTTCATTAGACCATCTCCCCTGTCTTACTATATATTGTGCCAAAATAATCTCCTAAAATATTAATATAGCAAAATAAAGACATCTTATCAAGATAAAAGAGTATGTGAATTTATGTACTCATGTAAATAATTAGCAAACCAAACTTGAGCCTTTTCATCATAATGTGAACTAAATCCGCTCGTCATGCTATGTTCTGAAATTTTTTGATTATTATTATTCATAAGCACAGTAAAACATTGATTTACATCTTGAATAAATGGATAATTCTTTTTAAAAATTAAACCTGAGTATCCTTTTAACTGATCATTGTTAAAATCAACAGAGCTATGGGCCGCGTTCCAAAACAAATATTTTATTTTATACATAATAAAAAAATTTTGTAATAAAATTATGTGATGTAAGTAGTCCATTTGTCTCTTAACTATTTCTCCGCAAACAACCCAAGATTTGTAATAAGTATAAAATCTGTGAGAAAAAGAAGATTTATAGGACTCATCATTCCCTACTATTAAGGGTAACCAGTCATCATCATAAAACATTTCCTTTTCATTATCAGTGGCATTTTTAGGTACGTGTAATTCATCACGGTGCATACCAGGCCACATTATAATAAAGAAATGATCCTTAAGATTCTTTTTTTGTTTGAATTGATCAAGAATATAACGCATAGTTGTTCTTACAATTCTATGAGCAGAAGCTCCTGAATCAGATAGATTGCAATGTTCAAATTGTAATAAATCACAGAGGTGCTTTGGCCAGGCTTTTTGATAGCAAGCTCTTTCCATTGGGTATGTTATTTCAGCTCCTGCTGTATGAGAGCAACCATTAGCAACTAATATCATTGTATTTTCTATATTGTGGAAAAACAGAGAAAAAAGAAGTATCTCTATATTTATCTAACATAAGGTTGTAGGATATCATCTGTTTCATAGGTGGTAAATCTTTTGAAATATAATCATCAAAAACTTTGATAAGATTCGGGTAATCTTTATAAATATCATACAATTTTTCTTTGTCCTCTGAAAGTAATCTTTGAGGATTTAAAAACTCAGGCAAAAAGCATGGGGCATATATGACTTTCTTATCAAACTTTTTACTTAATTTTTCAATGTAAGGCAGTGACCAAACGCTATATATATTGACGACACAGTTGATACGATGAATGTATTTTATTGCCTTCATAAAATTAGTTAAAAAGGTTTTCATGCTGAAACCTGACCTTGAATACTCAACTGCTTTTCCCCAACCGTCACAACTAGCCTCCAAGTTAACTCGTTTAAATTTACTCCATAGAGGAAATAATAATTTGTTTTTATAAGATAGTTTTGATAAGTTTGTTGAGTAAGCTAATGTAACGTTTGTTGAGTTATGATCAATGAGATACATCAAAAATTTATAATTAGCGTCAGTAATTAATGGTTCTCCTCCAGATATGTTAATAAATTTGAGATTCATTTTTCTTATTGCCGTAACAATAAAAGGTAATAGTTTTGGATCGTAATCAAACACATCTTTTTGAATAGAAAAAGCATCTCCAAAAAATTTATGTTTTCTGTTTTCAATTTCCCAGGTTGAGGAAAATCTAGGATTACACATTCGACATTTAAAGTTACAAACATTATTTAATCTAATGTGAATTTGTCTTATACCATCTTGTTTTTCGTTAATTCTATGAGTTTTAAGATTAACATTTTCAGCCTTCCAACAGTACTCACATTCTGCTGGTTTTTCGTTTTGAATTAATTTTTGTTTCAACTGCGTCAGAGGTTTTCCCGAAAAATAATTCTTTATACCATTACCCATAAAAAATCTATTGGAGGGCATAACGCAGCATGGAGTAATGTTTCCATTATCCTCTATGTGTAATTCATTGAAAGGTCTTGAACAAAAGTTGTCAGACAAGTTGGCTCCAGTTAACAGCACTTTTACTTTTAAGTGCGTTGATTTCTTTATTATATAACATTTTAAACTTATTTTGATCTGGAAGGAAGGGATTTAAAAATTTATTTCTCAGTCTACGGTAAAAGTTTTTAAATGTAATCCCATGAGGTTTGCATCTAAAATTATTAATTCTATATGAGTAATACTGTAAAGCGTGTGCAATTTCGTGTAAGACTACTAATTGTAGTTTATGATATTTAAAATTAGAATAAATGCCGCCAATCTCTTTATCTGCATCAAAAGATTTATATTCGTAAACCCTATAAATTTCAATTAAATCATCGTCTCCAGAAGGACTATCGGGAACCATACGGTGCATAGCAATGCTAATACCAGGTCCTGCTGAATAGTAACCTCCTCTAGAAGTTGTTCTACGAAGATTCCAATCTAAATTAATTTGTGCTAATTTGAATTTTTTATATATGTCTGTTTGAATATACTCTTCAACTTTTTTTATAAAGTCCTGAGTCCATTTATTAATACTCACTTGCTCAACTAATTTTGTCATCTTCTTTTACCTGTAGCAGCGTCTGATGCTTCATTTTTTGATAGAACAACTAAATTACCTTTGTTATAGGCTTGTCCAATAGTAATCCCACTACCAGAATATGCTGATTGTTTGCGGACAAAACCATTGCCTACTACATCAGAGGTAGGATACCTACGTTCTACTTTGTAAACTGGAGCTTTGATGTGTTGTTTAGATTTATTTTTTATTTGATCGGGATGGGCGCCACGAGAACGTAACCATCTTTCATGGTTTTCTTCAAGTGTCTTTTTTGATGGTCTATATTTTTGCATATTTTCTCCTAATATTATTTATAGTAACAAAATATTAAGATTTATGCAAATTAAACTTGAACGGCTGGTGACCAAAAAGTTGTTCTTCCGTCAGATAGTTTAACTCTTTCAACAGGATTGCCAAATAAATCTTCTTTTTGATTATATACCATAACATGACCTCCTCTTGCTTGTTTTATCTCCTTAGGGCTAGAAGCAAAGCGAGTGTAACGACCTTCATTA